AAACCTGATGCCCGCTTTTGTTTTAGTCGGGTCAGCATGAATAGTAACCACCTCGCCGCTTAATATTTTTCTGATTACCAGGGGAATAAACTTTTCAGGATGTTGCCTCTCACCATAAAGATTCATCGTGTTGGTAATAATAATCGGCAACTTGTAGGTATTGGCAAAAGACAGACATAGGTCTTCTGCTGCCGCCTTGGTAGCCGCATAGGGGTTGCCTGGGGCGTGCCGGGCGTCTTCTTTAAACGCCCCCTCGGCAATTGGACCATAAACCTCATCGGTGGAAAAGTATATAAATTTCTTTACTGGATGTATTTTTATGTAGTCCAGTAAATGATACGTCCCCAGTATATTTGTTAAGATAAATGCCTTAGGGTTGGTGATGCTTCTGTCCACGTGGGTTTCCGCCGCCATGTGCAATATATAATCCACCTCCCCGATTTCTTTTTCTATAGAAAAAGGTATCTCGCTCCTTAGGTCCCACCAAACAAATTTGACTCTGTGCTTTTGTTGTTCCCAGACCCCCATATTAGTTAATCTATTGGGGTCTCCGGCATAATTCAATCCGTCTAAGATAATTATTTCCCAGTCTGTTTCTTTTAATATGCCCTCTACGAAATGGTGGCCGGCGAATCCGCAAGCCCCTGTGATTAGAATGCGTTTCATATAAAATCATTATAAGCTCCAAGACAATTCTTGCATAAAGAAAGGTTCCTGTGCTTATTGTTTTTTAATAATATTTTTATTGCTTCTAAAATTGGGTTGTTTTTCCAAATATCAATAATTTTATTGGAGGGTTGTTTTATGTTCTTTTCCCAAATATTGCCGATGACCAAGTCGTTATTGCAGTCATTACAGCACGGAGAAACCCTGCCGTCCCACTTAATGAGAATCTTATGAAAAACTTCGGTACATGGCCGGTAGTTTGTATATCCGGCATTTCCAGCACTTACTGGCTGTGTTATCCCAATCCCGACAGAATCAACAATTCCTTCCCAATATTTTTTAAAAGATTCCACCTCTTGGGGAGTTTCCGATGTCATAGTGGAGGAAATATGAATATATGGCCTTTCTTTATCGCCCCTTATTTTTATAAGTTTTTTAATATTCTCTTCTAATTTATCGTAAGATGAACCAACCCTCATTTTTTCGTAACCCTCTTTGGTTGCTCCTTGCATTGAGAAGACAATAGAATCCAGTCCCAGATTGACCAATTCTTTCATTTGTTTTTCGGTAATCAGTTGCCCGTTAGTTGTAATGTGCAGGGGTGTTTCCGCTTCGGTTAGTTTCTTAATGTCTGTTATTTTTTTGACAACCTTCGCATATTTACAAAAATCAATAATCTTTGGGTGTAAAAACGGCTCCCCCCAGCCGATTAATCTTATTGGGGTTAGTTCTGGTGCTGTTTCGTCTATAATTGCCCTAAAAAGATCTTCGTCCATAAATCCCTTATCCCTGGTCATGCATTGCCTGGCACACATATTACAGCTAAGGTTGCAGTTATTCGTCAACTCAATGTCTATAATATTGGGAAACCAATTATTATTATAAGAATGGTAATCCTTATTGTCGTAAATATCTCTAAAGGGATTGGTTCTCATATTTTATTAATAATGTTAAGTATTTTATCAAGCGGATTTTCTATGCTTTTTCCGCCATAATACTCGGCCACATATTTTCTTTCTTCTCTCTTGGTTTCTGGATGTTTTGTGGCATCTTTAATTGCTTTTTCTAAATCTTCAAGTTTTACTTTTTGGCAGGCCTCAGTATATTTCATTTCTGGCGTCGGTCCGTTAAGAAATATTTTGGGTTGCCAGATGTCTGGGACAATCATGGGTATGTCCTGCCCGTATCCTAATAGTCCTAATGTTCCCTCGTTTCCCACCCCAACTATAATGTCGGTATTAGAAAGAACCTCTCCGCAAATATCCAAATGCCCTGGTATTTCTCTGTTGGAAAATACGATATTGTCAAAATCGTCTGAGCCCAACCTTTGGCTCTCGTGTATTTTTGTCGTTACGTTAATTCCTTTTATTGCCCTTAAAGCGTCTCTGACCATAATATTTTCCTCAAGAACAGCATCCCAGTGAGCCGGTTTAAATAATACATTTATCCCCTCGTGTTTTTGTTTCGGTTTTAAGTGTGACCAAATGGTCGTTCCGGTAAGTTCATATTTTTGGGGAGGTATGCCAAATCTCTTTAACATATCAACATCGTTCTGCGACCAAACGCATATTTTGTCAGCCACCAATTCATAACTATTGGGCGGTCCATAGTCATCTATTGCCCCTATGCCGTGCTGGATAACAATTATTTTCTTTTTTAAATACTTTGCCAAATGAGCAAAGCTCTTACAAAATCCCACCACGTCCTGCCACAAGACAATAACATCGGCATCCTCAATGGCCGGCACTACGATAAAATGGGGGTTTATATCTTCCATCACCCCGTTATGCTCGGTACTATATATCTTTCTCATATCGTTTTAATGGTTTGGATTTTTTTTAATTGAAAATGATGCTCAAATTCGTCTGAATAATTGTAAGTTATCTCCCAGCCAGGTTCATTGGCCTGTATCGATTCCACTTTTTGTTCGTTCCAAAATGATTCGTGGTCGGGATAATAAGCCGTCGGGTGTTTTATATGCGGGTGTCTTGCTGTCAGCGTCCCCTCGTTAATCAGCACCCTTTGGGCTTCACGGATAAATGCTTTAGCTTCTTGATTTGTGAAGTGTTCCAAAACATGGCAGACGTTTATGTCCTCAACGCTTTCATTTGGAAGCGGTATGCCGTCCCTTAAATCCCAAAGTATTTCCTGCCCCCAGTCATCTATATCAATTCCCACATACCCATCTTTTTTCCTGTCCGAGCATCCGCAATCTATCTTATAGGGGGCGTTAACCTGTAAAACAGGCAACCTCCTTATTTTGTAAGCGGATTGGTATCGAAGGCTTTTTCCCATAATTTTTCAACCACATTTAAGCTTCTATTATCTTTAACCCATTTCTGCTGTTTTGCCGCTAAATCTTCCCTGAACTTTTTATCAACTATCAATTTTTCTAATTTAGCAACCCAGTCTTTCTGGGTATTTTTGGCACAATATCCCACCTCCTTGTTGTAGGGCAGGACATCTGAAGCCAGTGTGGCACTGCCCACCGAGGCATATTCATAAAATTTTAAACAACTCTTGCTGTGGTTAAACTCGTTATCTTGCAGGGGTGCCAAAGCTATATCCATGTCGCATCTCCTTAAGACTGCGGCATGTAAAAACGGAACATAAAATGATAGGTGGTAATATTTCAGTCCTCTTAATTTCTCGTAAAGGGCGAGAGCCGATTCCATGTATCTTGTCTTTTCTGGAGTAAGCCCCAGATTTATCATCTGCCTCATGGTGTAGGCTTCTGATTCCAGGGGGCTTGAGACTAATCCCTGCAAGACAAACTCAAAATCATATTTCCCTTGCAATTCAAGCAACGGGTCAATAATAATTTCCAAGTCTTTCCAGTGGGAAGCCGCTCCCGAATATCCTATTTGCAGTTTCGGGTTAGCTTTAAATCTTTCTAAATAATGATTAAAGTCTATGCAGTTCGGCACAACAACCACATTTTTATTAAACTTCCTTATCTTCTCCGCTAAATGCTCTGTGGTCGTGGTAATAACATCGGCTTCTGACATAACGTGTTCATACTGCCATCTTTTCTCGGTTGATATTTGAACAGAAGGATTGTCTGGATTCACGGTCCATAAGTCATCATCTAATTCATAGACAACTTTCTTGCCCATGTGTTTGTACTTCCTGATTATTGGAAGTGGGTCGTATGGAAAAATTCTGCTAAATACCACCACTTCGGGCCATTCATACCATTCCTGCCCCATATCGGGATTTATCGTGGTCAGTCTTATTTGGTGTCCCATAGACATTAGACCTTTGGCCGGTATATGATTTCTGTGAAACCAACAACCTCCGGTAAATGCCAAGGGGGAATCGATAATATAAAGGACTTTCATATCTATTTATAAGTTAAGAATTTTAAGAATTTTTGCGATTCGTTCAACCTGTTCTGAATATCTATCAGTTGCGGTTTTCTGGTTTCGTCTCCCTTTAAAACAGCATTAGTCAGATAGTTTTCCAATATAGTCAGAGAGGCGATGTTTTTTTTCTGCTGCCAAATGAGTTGTTTTTTGGACCAGTAGTTTATTAAATTTTCTATGTTCATAAATTTTTGTCGCTTCCTCACGCTGTGAGTTATTTTCCGTGAGGTTAATAACCCACAAACGACTTTAAGGTTTTAAATGAATTTTCCTGTGACAATTGGGACAAATAAGAATACACTTCTTAGCCTCATCAATTAATTTGTTTATTTCTAGGTGATAATGATTACCAATCTCGAAGTTTTTACCATTAATGTGATGGAACTCCAATATCCTTATTTCCTCATCATATCCACAAATTTGACATTTTCCGCCGAACTTTTCTTTTAGTGTCAGGGATGAAATTCTTCTCCTCTCTAATTGTTTTTTATTTATTATCTCTTGGTTTCTTTTCCTATATCCCACTCTCCATTTGTGGTATTTTTTACTTGTTTCCCTAATTCTTTTTTTAATTTTCAATTCTTCTGTCATTTAAGTCTGCCTTTCATTCTGGTATCGGCTTTTGCAGAATGAACTACTAAGCCGATAAGCCAGACTTTACACAGGATTAAAGTTAAAACTAGACTGCCGAGTTCGCTGTTAGGCTGATAATGGCATCCAAGAAACGAGATTTGTTCCTTGTATAAACCGTATCGCCCCACAGTGACCACATAATAACTGCTTTTCCAATCCTCAATGGCTGGTCTTTTATCTCCACCTTTGGAGCTGTTTGTAAGACCACGTCAATCATTCCTTTTCTGCCAAAATAGCAGTCGCAGACATCTGCTTTCCCAGTGAAACTTGTGTGGTAGCCCGAAGGTCCGCCTCCAGTTGCCGCAGTTGCCAGCACGTTGTTGGATACATAGATTTGGAAGCCCATAAAGTCACCAACATAGCCATTTCTTAAGGCTGAATCAGCGAAATTAAAGCCCAAACCAGTAGCCTTTTGTGCTAACTTTGAGGCAAGTCTAGGAGTAAGAACGGCACACCAATCACCGAAGTTTTCACAGTTCTGTGCCAACAACATTTGAGTTGCGTTGGCAAAGATGGGAACTATTTCCGCAGTACCAGCTGAACAGGCGTTCAAGTGATAAGATGCGGATGTGCCGAGAGCTCCGTAATTCAACTGAGCTCCAGCAGCGGTTGTTCCGGCTGAAACATTCCACAGAATTTCCGAATCAATTATGTTCTTTAATTGGTAGGATGCGTCGTCTAATATGGACTTCTGAATGTCAATATTAGCTTGCAACTGCTCTATGTCGTCGACATAGTTACAGGTGTAATACTTTCTATTGACGGTCAGTTGGTCTGTTGAATAGGCCAACTGGTCTTGGACCATATCAATATCAGGAGTATATGCGGCTGCGGTTACGGCTGTGAAATACTGTTTGTTAATCACATCGCCAAAACCTAAGGGCATTCTTTCCGTGACATTCGCTACTCCGAATCCAACTAAGGATTTTTTAAGATTGTCTTGCAGTACTTGACTCCAGACTTCTGGAGTAATCGCAGTAATATCATTCGTAAGTGTCATTTATTTTCACTCTTCCCTTCCTACTGTCTGGCTGGTCTTGGAGGATATTGTTTAGTAACTAAACCTATTTTCTCAAAAAGCTGTGTCCTCTCATCGAGAGTCATATCTTTTAAAGACTTCTCCCCTTTGACATTTCCTTGGGTAGTTGAAGGAAGAGGTATATTTTCTTTATCGACCTTTTCCTTATACGCTTTTTGCCAGAGGGCAAAATTCTCGTTTTTCCGAGCTTCCGTCAGGGGAACTTTCAAAGCATCAGCCCGCAGTTTTAGCTCTTCTATTTCGGGGGTAGATAAGCCACGAGTGGCTTCCTGAACCTCTAAAATAGCGTCTATATTAGAAACAGGTTTTTTAACCTTAGCAAGTTCATCACGAGCCTGCTTGGCTATATGTTCTGCCTGTTTCATTCGGGCGTAGTAACGCTTTTCCCTTTCGGAATATTGTTCTGGACTTTCGGTTTCTTTGGGAGTTTCCGTTTCCTCTGTTTGAGGCTGTTCTATTGGAAGTGCCTCATTCTCCAAGGTTTCATTGGTTTCCTCAATTTTTATTTCTTCCATAATAATTGTTTGCGACTTATGGTGTCGACCTTTATTTATAATCAGTCTTGATAGGTTGGTCAGGTTTTACCCTGGACTTCTCAAGAAAGCTAAATAATTCTTTTAATATTTTAACCGCCTCTTGTTTTCCCATCAATTCTTCGTATGTTTTTATCCGAGTAATATCGGTCATTTGTTTTATCTGGTCATCTAAAAATTCAAGCAGTATCTTGCCGTTATCAGAATTGGCAAGCAGTTTTAATTGTTCGGGCTGGTTAATCATAATTTAGTTTGTGTTTGGCTTGGTGCCATTGGTGCTGGTGCCGAAACTCCGCCACCAGCTCCCTTTGCGGGCATCTGTGCCATTAAGGTTGACATGTCCGCAGGTTTGATTGATTCAAATTTAGTAATGTCAATCCCCTGTTTTTCCAAGATGTCAAAGAATATCTTTTTCTTTAATGGGTCTTGCAGTAATGTCGGGTCGGCGGTAATCGCCTGCAAAGCGGCAAACTCCATTTGGGCTGCATTGTTTGGGTCTTGGCTTTCCCCCGTAATCACAATGTCAATCTTGTATTTCAAACCATCATAAAATCCCTTAGGAATGGTGAATAATTTTTCTTTGTTTTGTTTCACATTTTCCCCTATGGCCGATTTTATCAAATCAAACTCTTGTTTTTCTGGGATTCCTTTTGTGCTAATAAAGTTGAATAATTCATCTTCTGCCATCTGCCCGATAATAAGTTCATTTATTTCGTCTAAATCTTCCCCCACCAATCTTAATGTATGTTCTCCGGTGTTTTCACTTTCAAAGGTGGGCAGTATCACTTCATATAAAAACTCTTTAATATCAAGAGCAATATTCTCTTGTATTTGGGCAAAATAAGAATTAGCCATTTGTCCTGCCAGCATGGCCGCACCCCTGGTGTTTGAACCCCTTACCCCCTGTCCCTGCATCACATCATAGGCAAAGGATAATTCGTCCCTGTTGTTCTGCCATTTTTGGGTTTCCTCATTAAAGAACGCCAGGTTTCTGTCGGACATATCTATTTGGGTAACCTCCCCGTCCACTTTCAGCACTTCTCCATTTCTTACATCGGTCATTAAATTCCTGTTAATCCCCTGGTCTCTTGTCTGGAACAACCTTAATGCCGCCCAATAACTTGTTTTAGCTTGCAGATTAACCAATTCGTTCTGCCTGATTTGCGGGTCAATAAGCTCCTCAATCACTCCCACACCCAGCCATCTGCCAGGCAGTTTATCCAAATGAAATTCCCAGTAGGGATGTTCGCTAATTTCTTCTTCTTTTAAAACCACGCCATTGTAGGGAATAATATTTTTATTGCTGTCGTATTCGTCAATCCCCACGTCGGCTAAAAAGATTCTCTTGTATGGATATTTCCTATCCCCCTCGTTTCCCTCGGCAATTTCGCCATATCTTTCATAAACCGAGATATAATCCACGTCTTTCATTTTCCTGAATTCTTCCATTGTCTTTTCCAGATTATCCCAGCCGAATTGTTTTCCCACTCTCATAAATTGCTGGGGAGAATAAAGATGCCTTTCAATAATATAATTAGCGTCTTCAAGGGTATCCGCCATCGGACTTTCATAAAAATTCCTTAAATCAACAAAATACGGCGTTCCTTTGATAACCTTTAAAACCACCGAACCGAATATGGGAAGTTCAGCAAATATCCTGTTTAGTACCTTGCCGAAGTTCTTGTCCCTCATCCAGAACTTTAAATCCCTCTCATAAAACCAGGTCTTTAATGGTGTTCCCCCGCCAGCGGTCAATATCCTGATGTCTTTGGTATCAAAATCAATCGTCTTTGTGGTCACCTTGCAGGGGTTTTTGACCACATTATAAAAATATTTCTTGTCTCCGTCGGAATCTATGTCCCCATTTTCAAATTTGGAGTTATAAAGCCGATAAACCTTTTCTATTGTGTCTTTTTGGTTAAACTCAAAACCAGGGACAACTTGAATTTTCTTGTGCTGAAATTCATTTAATTCCTCGTCTATTTGTTTTAAATACGTATTTTCCATATTAATTTAGCTATGTCATCCATTTCTTTCCTGGTAAGGTCAGGATACATTGGCAAGGTTAAAACTTCTTTTGATATTTGCTCGGTTATTGGAAGCAGACCCTTGCCAAAACCGAGTGATTTATAAAATGGTGTCAGGTGTATAGGTTCAAAATAAACCTTATTTCCTACCCCGTTTTTAGTCAATAATTTTTGTATTTTGTCCCTGTTTTTGCCAAATCTTATCGTATAAAGTTGAAAAACATTTCTGTCTTTGGTAATTGGTTCGTCGCCAAATCCCAAAATTTCATTGAAATAGCGGACATTTTCTATCCTTCCCCAGATTATTTCCTCTATTCTTTTAAACTGGGAAAGGACAATCGAAGCCGTAATGTTTGACATTCGCCAGTTATATCCCAGGGAAACAAATTTATCACCCACTTTTCCATGATTGCCAATCTGCCTTAATTTATCTGCCAGTTTTTTATTGTTGGTCACCACTAAACCCCCCTCTCCCGCAGTAATAATCTTATTTTGACAGAAACTAAATACAGCCGAATCGCCGAAAGAACCAACCATTTTTTTATCATAAATTGCACCGAGTGATTCACAGGCATCTTCTATGAGAATAATTTTATGTTTTTTAGCTATCCTTTTTAGCTCTGTTATTCTGCAAGGCCCCCCGCCATAATGAACAGCAATTATCGCTTTGGTCTTTTTGGTAATTTTCCTCTCCACATCTTCTGGGTCAAGACCGTAATAATCGTCCTCTATGTCGGCGAATACTGGGTTTGCCCCGACAAATAAAACGCAGTTGGCAGTAGCTATAAAAGTAAATGATGGCACAATGACCTCGTCTCCAGAACCTATACCATAAGCAAGCATGAGGGCGTGTAATGCTGACGTGCCACTGTTAAAGGCGACCCCGTGTTTCACTCCCACATACTTGGAAATAGCATTTTCGAGTTCTTCCACCTCGCCATTGATTGTCCAATTTCCCGTTCTGCTCAATACTCGACCAACACTAAACAAATCTCTTGTGTCGGTATCTATTTTAAATAAAGAAATATTCAAATCTTTTTATATATTTTACAGGGCACCCCGAAAGCGATTACGTTATCGGGAATACTTTTATTGACAAAACTATGTGCCCCGATTGTGGTATTTTCTCCCACAGTCACATTGGGCATTATTGTGCAGTGCGACCCTATTTTACAATTCTTCTTTAAAACAATCTGTCCATATTTATCATCTATGGTTGAAGCTGATAAAATCGCACAGTGGGGACCCACCTGGACTTCATCTTCTATCACCACTCCATTAGAGGCGTTGATTACTGTAAAAGCACCTATGTCAGTAAAGTTTCCAAGTTTTAAACTTTCAGAATTTTGAACCAACCAGCACCACTTAGAAAGTTTCCGGTCTTGTATTTTTGGTTGTTTCCAAATCCCTGAGAATCTTGATGACGTTGTCTGAGGCACCTGGGATGTCCATTTTGGCATATTTTGATTCCCGCTCGGCATTTCTTAAGCCGATTTGGATTATTTGTTTTTTATTTATTAAAAATGGAGCTTCGTAATGGGCACAAGAAGAATTGGTGATAAAATACCGGCAATGCTTTATCAGTGATAGGAATTTTGGCCTTGGTTGAGCCGGACTAATGGCATATCGGGAAGCTATGTAGTGCAGAATAAATTCACTGCCCCTGTCGGTATTTGGTCTTAACCAGAGAAACGGTGTTTTAAAGCCGGCTTCCTTGTCCTCGCCCTTTTTAAGATGAATAACCTCTATGTCCAACAACACCCGACTTATCTGTTCTAGGTCTTCTAAAATGTGTCCCCTGAATGGGTTGTATAAAATAATATCGTATTTTCCCGAGTCCAATTTCGCTTCTTTTAAAATACTGTCATCAAGCTCCATATTCTCCATCATTATATTGCCAATCACGTAGGCGTTGGGAGTTTTCCCGCCTACCTCACATAATTTTTCAACTCTCTTTTTGGCATGTTCATTGGTGCACAACTGGATATCAGACATCAGGGTCATGGCGTGTCGGTGTATTTCGTCGTCGCAACCTGGCGTACATTCTCCCGCCCATAAATGGATTATCTTTTTGCCCGACTGCCAGCAGTCAAAAACAAATTTATAGGTTTCCCACCTGTCCCCCACCGCCACAACATAGTTGGCCGTTTCTAAATCATAGGTGAGCATATCTTCTTTCTTTAATTTATCCTCAAGCAAAGATATTGCCCCATTGGAAGCCCTGGAAAACGATGCTAGGAATATTTTTATCATCTTTTTTTAAAAGCTGACTGATAGTTCCTGATATTCCTTGCCATTTCCCTGAAATCATTTGGGTCAAGGGATACTTTGGAATCTATGCAGTTATCATTTAATTTAAAGTGCTTCTCTATTACCGGCCAGCAAATAAGTAATTTATTTAAAGAGTGATCTGATACTCCGACTGGTTTTCCAAGTTTTCTTAATTTGAGTATTCTTTCGTAATGGGGGTTTTTGCAGGGATACTTGCTAACACAATGCAATAAAGTTACATCGGCCTTCGGTATCCAGGATAGGGTTTTCTTGATTTCTTTTGTTGTCGCCATGCCGTCTTTTCTAATTAAAGAACCAGTACTCATTAAAATTGGTTTTCCTTTGGAGGCGATATATTCTATATATTTTCTATTAGTCAAATAAGGACTGGCTATTTTATGGACCGAAACCAAACTGTCCACAAAATCTATGGTGTTTTTGTCTAGTTTATTGCAGTGCGGGGTGGCCATAAATCCGATGGCATGATAGTGGGCTAAATTGTATAGTTGTTTCCATTGGTCTTTTGAAAGTTCGTATTCTTTTAATCTTCCCAGTGCCCAGAATATCTGAAACTTAACTGCGTTTGCCCCGCAGAAAGATGCCATTTCCACCAACCTTTTCGCTTCCTCGAAATTATTATAATTTATGCCAGCCTCGGCAATTATTAGACTATTCAAAGGTTTTTTCTAAGTATTAATTGTGCTTTTAATAAGTCTTCGGGGTCATCTACATCAAGACTTCTTTCTATGGGCATAATATATGGCATAACTTTGTTGGTATAAAAACTTTTATATTGTTTCAAAAACTTCGTGGTTGATATGTAAATTGCTCCATTGGGAATAAACATTTTGGGAAGATTTGCTTTTCCATTAAGGTATTTGTGCCCAAAGACCGGAATCATGTGTTGCCCCTTCATTTTCATAAACCAGGTATGTTTCTGTCCCACCTCGCAAACGCTTATCACTGATTCACAATTACTGTTTAAAAATAACCTAATGGCATTATCTATGTCTTCCGCCGTCCTAAAGGGAGACGTGGGTTGAAGACAAACCACAATATCGGCTTCCTCCTTCCTTAAAATATCTAAAATTACATCTATGGTTTTTGCCCAATCGGTAGCCAGAACCTTGGGTCTTTCCATAACCCTCGCCCCAAATTTCTCAGCCACATCATGAATATCCTGGTTATCGGTTGAAACAATAAAATCATTTAAAGCCCTTGATTTCACAGCAGATTCTATTGTATAAGCAATTAGTGGTTTTCCGCCCAATAATTTAATGTTCTTTTTGGGAATCCTTTTTGAGCCTCCCCTTGCGGGGATGATTCCTAATATAATTTTCTCCTGTAACATAATTTATTTTTTAATAATTGCCCACTCTATTCCCATTTTATTTCCTGGTCTTACCCTTAAAATATTGAGGTTGTATTTATTTTTTTCCGCAAACTCATCTACGGCTTGTTTTATCCCAGTATTGGGATAATTATAATCGTGTCCGCCGATAATCCCGCCCGTCTTAACTTTATTCTTCCAGGCATTAAGGTCTGACTTAATAAACTCGTAATCGTGGTTAGCGTCTATGTAAACAAAATCTAATTCATTATCTTTAATTATTTCCGCCGCTTCCAGGGAATCCATTTTCATAATCTGTATTACATTTTCAAATCTCTTAAACAAAGAGATGGACCCAATAAGGTCTGTCAGCCTGATAAATAGCGTATCCTGTCTTTCCTGAGAATATAACCCATCGGTATCAATATATTCGTTAAACCCGTCAATCAGGGAAAAACTTTTAAAATTAAAATTATCCAGTATGTAAATTGCGTTTTCTCCCACCCTCACCCCGATTTCAGCCCCAACCACATCTTTTTCTGGTAAATATTTTTTGGCAAATTCAACAAATGGCGTAATCATGGTTTTATAATAGCCCACTCCATTGCTTCTCCCACACGCATGCCTATTCCTGGGTTCTCGTTTTTTATTTCTTTATTTCTTAAAAAATCATCTACGGCGTGTTTCACTTGGGCACCATTCACGGTTCCATAGTCATGTCCCCCAAATACTCCACCGCTTTTTACTTTCGGCCACCAAGTATTTATATCAGACATGGTTTCATCATAAGCATGCCCCGCATCTATATAAACAAAGTCTAATGAATTATCCGTAAATAGTTTTGCCGCCACAATGGAATCTTTGATAATAAACATTGTTTTCCCGAAATGGTTTCTCATCGCCATTATCGCATCGGAATAATAAGCATCCATCGTCTCTTGGGAATAGTGGTTGCTTCCCCCGTCCCAGTAAGGTTTGTAATTATCAATCAAATATAATTCTTTAATCGGCAAGTCGTCTAATAAATAAATCGCATTTACCCCTCGGAACACTCCTATTTCTGCCCCGACCAAATCTTCTTTTTTTATATTATCTTTAATATATTGAGCAAATGGTGTCATTTTTTTACATAAGCATCATATCCCACCGTTTCCTCTCCTGGCCTGGGCAGGACATAAGCTACTACTTTTTTTAAGTGTCCCATTCTTACCTTTGCCGATTCCATTCTTTTAAAAACATCAATGTCTGACACTTTGTCCCATTTCTTTTTCCAGCAGTTAGGGTCAAGTTTGAAAATATCGGCTATATATTTTTTTATCAGCCAGGTTGAGGTTCCGTTCTCAACTATTTTCTCTTTCCCGTATCTCACTTCAATATAGTTTCCATAAACCATTTCATATTCTCCCTTCTGGGCAAGTTCCAATAATTCCATAACGTGGTTTGGTGTCCAAAAGTCATCATCATCTATGTGGGCCACCCACTCTCCTGAACACAATTCGGTAGCTTTGTTGGTCGCCCTGACTGGCCCCATAAACCATCTGATTTCGGGGTCTTTTAAAAGTTCTGTTTCATATTTATTCCTTTCTGGAAGGTTGTGCCAGAGAATATTCCTATTGCTTTTTACTTTACAAAGTTCTTCTTCTGTATTGTCTGTGCAATGGTCTCCCACAATAATTACCTCAATGTTTCTGTATGTCTGCCCTAACGCCGAGGGAACAGCTCTCTCAAGCAGTAAATCACTGCGATTAAGGGTAGGGATGCGAACAGACACAAGAGGATTGCTAAAAATATCTCCCACATGTTTTTGTCTCGCTAAATTAAGATTTATTATGTCGCTCATAGTCTTCTGGACCGTGGGCATAGAAGTTCCGCCAATTCCATGGCTGCCAGTCCTGTGATTTCTGGATTATTTGCTCTTTATCCCACTTCCTGTCGTAGGTCGCATAGTTCCCCGATAAAACTTTTGGGGAACCAATTTTCTTTAATTTTTTAAGATTACTCTTGGATATTAAGTCAAATGAGGCCCTGTCGGATATTCCGCCAATCGGAACGGGTGCCCCGCAGTTATCGCATATCTTCTTTTGTTTTTTAAAAAGTTCCGTATTTTTCCACCAACCAGGTTCTATTGAAATGGCATTATTGCCATTATTAAATAAAATATCA